GCAAACCGCATAGGAGACCCAAATGCCAACAACAGTAATAACTGGGCGCGATGTTACCTTCACACTTGATAGCGCTAACTACGATGCCCAAGCAACAAGCGCAGTCCTAAGCTGCGAAACGATTATCGAGACTTATCAGACTCTTGATGGTCGCGCTTATAAGTCCGTTGATAAGCAATGGACATTTACAATTGAATTGCTACAGGATTGGGGAGCTACTAGCTCACTATTCGAAGCAATGTGGGCTGATGCTGAATCAGCAGCTAACACCACACTAGCAGTTTCATTCACAGCCGTAACTGGCGCAGTATTTGCTTTCAATGTATTGCCAGTCTTTCCAGCAGCAGGCGGCGCAGCTCCGGGAGCGCTAACTGATACTTGGACGATGACAGTCGTTGGAACTCCAACAGAGACCTTCAGCTAAGAGATCGGAGCATCGGGAGCTATGAAATCGCAAATTACAATTACATATAACTCAGGCGAGCAAGCAACTTACCTTGCCCAACCGCCCGAGTATGCCAAATGGGAAAAGGCAACTGGTAAGTCGATTGGCGAATTAGGCGGTGTCTGGGACATTATGTTTCTGGCTTATAACGCAATGAAGCGCGAATCGGCTGGTAAGCCAGTTAAAGCTTTCGATGTATGGATGGAAACCGTTGCTGATATTGATGTGAGTAACCAAGACCCAAAAGCCATACCGCTGGAAGCATAAATTACCTTCTAACGCTTCTGGCAATCGAGACGCGAATTCCCAAACAGTATTGGGATGATGCGGAAGATGTCCTTACTGCTTTGGAGATATTGAAGGAGAGAAATGGTGGCAAGTGATCCGATTACTTATGATCGCGCTGAGCTATCAGGTATTCTCAAAGCCTTTAAAGCAATGGATGAGCAAGCAGTTCAAGAAGCCAGAACAGAAAGCAGCGCGCTTGCAACCTACGCCGCGAATCAAATCAAAGTTACCGCGATGGGACGAACAGTCGCGGGTGCTGGTGTTCGGAGAGTCGCCGAAGGCGTCAGAATTAGCAAGTCATCCAAAATCGGTGAATTCTCATATGGTTTTGCATCTCAGAAGTTTTCTGGTGGCGCAACAACTCAGAAGCTCTGGGCGGGTCTTGAATTTGGAAGTAACCGCTATCGCCAGTTTCCCCGAAGAACTCCCAATCGAGGACGCGGCAATTCTGGCTACTTCATCTACCCGACACTTCGCAAAATTCAGCCTGAATTAGTGCGGAAGTGGGAAGAAGCTTTTGCTACAATTTTAAAGAAATGGGGATAACAAATGGCTGGTAATAGAACGCTTAAGTTATCTATCCTTGCTGATGTTGATGATTTAAAAAAGAAACTTGGTCAAGGCGAAAAAGAAGTTCAAGGCTTTGGCGATAAGTTAGGTGAATTTGGTAAAAAGGCCGCAGCAGCATTTGCAGTAGCAGCAGCGGCAGCAGCTGCCTACGCTGGAAAATTATTAGTTGATGGCGTTAAGGCTGCAATAGAGGATGAAAAGGCGCAAGTTAAGTTAGCTCAAACTCTAGAAAATACTACTGGAGCTACTAAAGAACAAATAAAAGCTGTTGAAGATCAAATCCTGCAAATGTCCTTGGCAACCGGTGTAGCCGATGACCAACTCAGACCTTCATTTGAAAAATTAGTTAGAGCAACAAACGATGTAGAAAAAGCCCAAAAATTACAGACATTAGCTTTAGATATAGCTGCTGGTTCTGGAAAAAATTTAGATCAAGTTAGTCAATCATTAGCTAGGGCTTACGACGGCAATACTTCAGCTCTTAGTCGTTTAGGAATTGGCTTATCCTCGGCGGAGCTTAAATCAATGACTTTTGATGAGGTAACTGCTAAGTTAGCAGAAACCTTTGGCGGCCAAGCTTCTATTCAAGCGGATACTTTCAGCGGTAAGGTTGCCAGATTGCAAGTGGCCTTTGATGAAGCCAAAGAATCAATAGGGGCTCGATTACTTCCAATTTTAAGCAATTTACTAGATCAATTTAACAATAACCTTGCTCCAGCGGTCGAAGCAATACGCAAAAAATTTGAACCACTAACAAAAGCAATTGCAGACAATAAAGAAGAATTTACTGCTATTTGGAATTTTTTGAATAAATATATTGTGCCAATTTTGGAAGGTGCTTTAAAACTAGGTCTAAATGGCATTATTACTACTTTTACTACTTTAGTTAATATTATAGGCAAAGCGGTTAATTTTTTCCAAGATTTGTATGATGCTTATAAAAAGTTCGTAGATTTTATTAAAAATAATCCTTTATCTCAATTCTTAGGTAAATTAAATCCTTTTGACAATACAAGTTTTACCTCAGCCAATCTTATGGTTCCATCCACAAAAGTTCCAAGAACTACGACTAATCCTTTTGATCCAAGTGCTCAATTTGAGCCGACTCAAGCTTATCTCGATGCTATTGCAAGAAGAAGAGAACTTGAAAAAGAAACTGCAACAATTAGAGAACGCATCGAAGCGCGTAGGACTGGAGCATCAACAACAACAGATAAAAACCCGATAATTATAAATGTCAATGCTCCTTCCGCTATTGATTCTGAGGGCTTTACAAGATCAGTCATAGAAGCTTTAAATGAAAGTCAGCGCAGAAGTGGCTCACTAGATACTCTAACAATATGACAGCTTGGAGTCCGATTTATAGAGTCAAAGTAAATGGCTCGACAGTTACCAGCGCCACTCTTAGCGGACTTACTATTAGTTCTGGCCGTAATGATATTTATGCGCAACCCCTTGCAGGTTATTGCAGCTTAACTTTAATTGAGACAACTGAGGCATTAGTTCCTTATGAAATCAATGACGCAGTTACGATTGAAGTTGAAGATTCAACTGCTACTTATGTAAATTTATTTGGCGGTTTTATAACCGATTTAGGTATTACAGTCCAGACTTCTGGCTCAACTGCTACTAGCCAAAGAATCCAAATAACCGCCGTAGGAGCTTTGGCCAGACTTAACCGCGCCACCTATATTGGCAACTTTGCCCATCAATTTGATGGAGATCGCATTGAAGAAATACTTAGCTCAGTTTTATTTAATCAATGGAATGAAGTCCCAGCAGCTTTGACTTGGGCAACCTATGAGGCAAGTACTCAATGGCTTAATGCAGAAAATAGCGGATTGGGTGAGATAGATACCCCAGGAGATTATGAGCTTCATTCTGAGAACGGCTTGGACGATACAGTTTATAACCTTGCTTCTCGCTTTGCTAATAGCGGACTAGGTTATTTATACGAAGATAATCAAGGTCGCATCGGTTATGCAGATTCAACTCATAGATCCGAATATTTAGCCGCTAATGGTTATGTCGATTTAGATGGCAATCACGCCATCGGCCCTAATCTATCAATAGTTAAACGGGCTGGCGATGTTCGCAATTCAATAACTATTAGTTATGGGACTTCTGGCGCTGAAGTAACTGATGAAGATGCAGCATCAATATCTGACTATGGTCTGCTAGCTTCAACCATATCAACTACACTTCGCAATCAAGGCGATGCCGAGGATCAAGCAGCCTTTTATCTACTCATCCGCGCTTATCCTCAATTTGCCCTACGCCAAATAACCTTCCCACTTGCTAGCTCAGAAATCGACAATTCAGACCGAGATAACCTTCTTGGCGTATTTATGGGCCAACCGCTGAATATAGTCAATCTGCCAGCAAATATGGTAGGCGGTGAATTCCAAGGATTTGTCGAAGGATGGACTTGGACTGCCAGCCTAAATCAGCTCAATCTAACTCTAAATGTATCGCCTATTGCTTTTAGCCTTCAGGCGTTCAGATGGAACTCAGTCCCAGTAACTGAGACTTGGAATACAATAAGCCCGACTTTGGACTGGCTCAACGCTACAATAGTTGCATAGGAGACTAAATGCCAACGACAAGTAATTTCGGCTGGACAACCCCAGCGGATACAGATTTAGTAAAAGATGGCGCAGCTGCCATTCGCACTTTAGGCAATGGGATAGATACTTCATTCCTTGATCTTAAAGGTGGGACAACTGACCAAGTCTTAGCCAAAAATTCAAATTCTGATTTAGACTTTAAATGGGTTGCCCAAGATGATTCTAATGCAATTCAAAACGCAATCGTTGATGCTAAAGGTGATTTAATTTCTGCAACTGCTGCTGATACTCCAGCAAGATTGGCAGTTGGAGCTAATGGAACAGTATTGACGGCGGATTCTGCTGAAGCAACAGGCTTGAAGTGGGCAACGCCTGCTTCTGGTATGAGTTTGATTGCCAATACAACTCTTGGCAGTACTGCTACAAGCATTACTTTTTCTACAATTAGCGGTTCTTATAAAGATTTGATGATTCTCTTTACTGGCAGAAATGACTCAACGGGAACTAACGGAACAAGATTAAGAATTACTTTTAACGCCGATACTGGTAACAATTATTGGACAGTAGGCGGCGGCAGGGCTGGAACTGCTGGAGAAACTATGAACCTTAGTATTGAAGGTAACGGAATTGCCTATGTAGATTTTTCTGGTTACATAGCTAACTCGGCTGCTGCTACTCAATATACTTCTGCCGTTCAAATGATAATTCCAAGATATTCTGCAACGACATTAAAAAAAGCTATTTCAGCAAATGGGTCAAATGTCGTAGATGCTTCCAATATAACCGCAAAAGTTTTAACAGGTTATTGGAACAGCACTTCAGCAATAACGGAAATAACAATTACAGCAAGCGCTGGCAATTTTATAGCAGGAACTTCCGCTTCTCTTTACGGGTTAGGATAATATGAAAAAAGTTATTTTTAATTGTGAAACTAAAGAATCTGTTGAAATAGATTTGACAGAAGAAGAAATAGAACAATATAAAAAAGATGTTGCAAAAATAGCAATTCTTGAAGAAAACGAAAGATTAGCGCAACTTGAATTGGCCAAGAAAAAAGCAGCGGCGGAAGCCAAGCTTGCTGCACTTGGTTTAGATGCTGATGATTTGAAAGCTTTGGGCCTTGGCTAAGTTATGCGCGGCTGGTATTCAGCTTCGGGAGCAAATTGATGACGATTATCCTGATCGCGATAGGAAGTCTGATGGCTGGATTGCTGATGCTAGGCATCTTGCAAAAGGCACTTCTGACCATATACCAGACGCTAA